GATTAAACGAGCAGTCGCCTTCTTTGAAGAGAACGGCTACAACTGGTCATCCGTTGTTGAAGCGTTCAAGTCAAAAGAACTTGACGAGTCAGTTGCTCTCCAAAATGCAAGACTCGCCAAAATTCTCCAATGCACTGATTATGACTTCGCTACCGAGTCCGTCAAATTATGGACCCCCACCGCCGATTGTTGAGCTTACGCTTGAACAACAGTTTAAGATGCGTCAAATTGAAGATGCTCTTAGGAATGAGGAGAGTGCTAAGGAGGACATCATTACTATCTTCCTTGCTCTCCAAAAGCAAAATTTTGTCCTCTCCAACTCACTCACTAACCTCTTAAAAAATTGGCCAAAACCAACGACTGCCCAGTTTGCAGAGATAGACCTAGACGAGTTTATTCAACCGGAAAAGTAGGACCTTACTGCACCGAATGTACAAAAGATTACAATGCCAAAAAACTTGCAAAGAAAAGAGCATTTGTAAATCAATATAAACTGGAGCGTGGGTGCAGACTGTGTGGATATAATAAACATCCAGTTGCGCTTGAACTTAATCATATTGATCCTCAAACCAAAGAATTTTCTATAGCTAAAACTCTACCTTCTGTATCCATGAAACGGTTGTTAAAAGAATTAGCTAAATGCGAAGTCCTTTGTGCTAACTGCCACCAAATTCACACCTATGAGCACCAACATCACCTCACAGTCAGGTCCTAGTTACTACCGACGTGGTAACGTACAAGTGTGGGATTTTGTTCGAGACCAAGGACTGAACTTCCACCTGGGTAACGCCATTAAATACATCTGCCGTGCAGGTTACAAAGATGACCGTGTGGCAGACCTTCGTAAAGCTATCCACTACCTACAAAACGAACTAGAAAATGAAATCCTTAATGAGTCAAGCGCAAGAGTTTCGCCTTGGCTACCAAGTGAAGAACGATACTGGAGCAGCTTCACGGGAGATGCAGAAGCGTTTGATCGTTGAGGAGTTTAAAGAGTTTCTAGAAGCTGAGCAGCAGTTGCTGTACGGATACACACGTAACGCTGAAGACTGTTTGAAAGAGCTGGCAGACCTTGTTTATGTCTGCTATCAATATGCTGCTAATCTGGATTGGAATCTAGATGAAGCAATGGACCGTGTACACAAGAGCAACATGAGTAAGCTCGGTGAAGACGGTAAACCAATCCGCCGTGAAGACGGCAAGGTTCTGAAAGGACCAAACTATCAACCTCCTACCCTCACTGATCTCGTTTAATAATGTCCGCCACTACCAAAGAACTCGTCGCTCGCACTGGGCGCGTACAGTCATGGATTGACGACCCCACCTCCCGCCTTCCCGTTTCCTGCACTGTGTTTGTAGTGGAGGATTCTATGGAAGGACCTAATGGAATCGAAGCCAGCTGGAGATTCGTCTCTCATGCACTCCGATTTGGAGCGGGAGTTGCAGTCCATCTATCAAAGCTCCGACCCCAAGGAGCAGAAAATGGAAAAGGTCTTGTTGCTTCTGGACCTGTATCGTTCGCACGAATCTACTCAACCCTAAATGAAACACTCCGTAGAGGAGGGGTGTACAAAAATGGCGCTGTGGTTTGCCATCTCGATCTCAATCATCCTGATGTTCTTGAGTTTATTCAAGCTCCCCGAGCCGAACTCCCCTGGGTCAAACGATGCGTCAACATCAATGACTACTGGTGGAGTGAAGCCACGCCTAATGTAAAAGCAGCCCTCCTACAAGGTATCCGCCAGGGTGACATCTGGCTCAATAAAACTAAAATTGATGCTTATGGAAACCGAATCCGTGGTAACGTCTGCCTTGAGGTTTACCTGCCGTCACGAGGAACTTGCCTGCTGCAGCATGTCAATCTCGCTGCCTGTGACATCGAAGACATCGCACCGGCTTTTGTTGAAGGTATGTCCGAGTTGTGCAGTCTCCATAGCCGGACAGGCGTTGGAGAGTCTGGAGAGTACCTGTCACCCGAGACAGACCGACAAGTCGGATTGGGAATGCTCGGACTTGCCAACCTCCTTCGAAGGTACGGCGTAAGCTATAAAGAGTTTGGTGAAGCTCTTGCCGTTGTCAACAGCGGCGAACAGATTAAAGAGTTCACCCCTGGCATCACCCTTGCCGTTGAATTTAAAAGTGGAATTGCACAAGCTGCGTCGATTGCTCGATTTAACAACATGGATCGTGCCTTCGCTATTGCTCCTACTGCTTCTTGTAGCTACCGATACAAAGACCCGGATGGCTACACTGCAACCCCTGAGATTGCACCTCCCATTGCCCGTCAAGTAGACCGTGACAGCGGTACGTTTGGCGTCCAGAGCTACGATTACGGTCAAGTTGAGATCGCATCGGAAGTTGGCTGGGATGCATATCTAAATGTTGCTAACGGCATCATGAAGATGCTGGATGGCACGGGACTTCTTCACGGTTATAGCTTCAATAGTTGGTCCGATGTGATCACCTATGACGAAGCGTTTATCGAAGAGTGGTTGGCATCTGACCAAACCTCCCTTTATTATTCGCTTCAGGTAATGGGTGATACTCAAGACAAGACTAGTGCATACGCTGCATTGGATGAGTCAGAGGTCGATGATTACCTGGAGTCACTTCTAAACGACCCTGCTCCTGATTGTAATTGCGGCGAATGAACCCTTATCAAAAACTTTTGGCGCGTAAGCGCACCTGGACTCCTGTCCAAACAACTGCTGGTAAATTGGCTGAAGGCGCGGAAGAGGCTATCTACCGTGCCTTGGCTATCCGCCACATGGAGTTACCTGTAGGTGACTTTATCCACGACGCACTCAAGAATGAAGTACCATCGGCATCACGCGACTTACTTCTATCCAACATTAAGGATGAAGAAAACCACGACCTTGCTTTGGGTTACATCGCCAACGCTATCGGCGTTGATGAGGAAGCTGAGAAGGAAGCGATCCGGTTGCGTGATGCATGGATTGCACATCCTGATCACACGATCCTCAAGGCGCTTGTTGCCGAACGTTCGGTCTTTTTCGTCTTGCTTCCCTTTTTCCGTTTCAATGGAGACGCTGGTCTTCGAACCGTAAGTGCAGACATTTCTCGTGATGAACAAGTCCACGTGGCTACAAATAGCTTGGTGTGTCGGGAGTTGTCTCTTGATTGGAGTCCTTCTCTTGACAAGCTCCGTAAAGCAACTATCAATTGGGTGATGCAACCTCTTAAGGCTAACAACCCCAATAAATATCTGAACAAAAAATTTTGGCTGGAATCCAGTGATCGCCTGATGTACGAAGGTAAAGCTCCTGAGCTTGCTGACACTAAACGAGCACGTATGCCAGCGTTCTTTGAACATGCAAACCCCAATCTCCCACAGTATGCCTAACTTTGGGCTTACTGTTAGGCGTCTTTTAGAAGAACTAGAAGATGTTTATCCACCCGTCAACCCTTCTCCTGATACACCGTTGAATCAGATTATGTATCGTGCTGGTCAACGTAGTGTATTGGAGTGGATCGAAAACAGACTTGATGAGGAATCTTAATTATGGGCGCAGCTCGTAGACAACACCACAGGCAACAAGAAGGTATGCGAGCAGCTACTGCTGAAGCTACCAAACAAATGCAAATGATGGAAGCACAGCAAAAGGCATTCCAAGATCAACTGGCTATTCAGCGTGAAGCCATGATGGCTCAAACTGAAGCTATGCGTGAAGCAATGGCACCTACTGTAACCACTGGTGCTACTAAAAACGTTGGAGTTCGCACTGCTCGCTCCCGGCGTAAAACCGTTGCAGGTTTGGGCAAGGGCGTCTCTGCTCTTCGTATCCCCCTTAACGTCGGTGGAACCACCGGCAGTGGTCTTAACATTGGTTAATTAAATGAACGCTAAAAGCAGGTACGATCATCTATCTAGCTACCGTTCTCAATTTCTAGACACAGCGGTTGAGTGTTCAAAGCTCACCATTCCTTATCTCATCCAACGTGATGAGTTCCGTGTTACCCATCAAACACTTCGTCAGCCTTGGCAATCCGTAGGTGCAAAGGGTGTAGTGACGTTGGCATCTAAACTGATGCTGTCCTTGCTTCCCCCTCAAACCACCTTCTTCAAGCTACAGGTACGTGATGACAAGCTCGGCACTGAACTGCCTGCTGAAATCCGTTCTGAGCTTGACCTGAGCTTTGCTAAGATGGAGCGTATGGTGATGGATTCGATTGCTGCTTCCAGTGATCGTGTCGTTGTTCACCAAGCTCTTAAG